TCCCCGAAGCTGGCCCGGCTTCCGTGGGCGGCGTGTCTGTGGGCTATCGACCAAGACTGTGAAAAGCAGACGGGAACGCTCGGAGAATATCTTGTTTCTGTCCTCTACGTTCTTGCAAAGGCATTGCGGCTCGATGACTTTGAAGAGAACGGAACGCTCCCTCTGCGCCCTGTTTTCACACAAGACGGTATGCTCACGGCAGTCATGATAGGTGGGACACGCGGAGACTACTCGTTGCTGAATATGCAACAGATGGACGAGATACGGAAAATCCTAGCCGCTCAGAACGGATATGACATTCCTGATGAGAATTGGAATCCAGAACTCGTCCGCGCCGCACAGCAGAATTCGGCAAGGAACAGCATGGCGTTGGATATGGATTTTGAAACGCTACTGTACTCCGTGGCTGTAAATGCCCATTGCCGAGCTAAAGACATCTATGACTGGTCGATACGAGAATTCCACGGCGTACAGGCCGCCATCGACCGAAGCTACGGTCACCTGATATATACGTTGGCCGAAGCAAGCGGGAACGTGACCTTCAAGCAAGGGAATCCTTATCCATCTTGGAAATTCGACCGCAAGAATGACCTGCCAACAGGCTTCATGTCCATTTCCGAACTGGACGCCGGAGCCAAGGGCTTGGTCGCAGGAACATAATTTTACCTAACAAGGAGTGAATTACGACTATGGCTTTCACTTTTAAGCCCGAAGAGCTTTTCTCCAAAGGCATCGTGTACGCCGAGTTTTTCGACCCGGCCTCGGATGACCTGCTGGGCTACTCCCGCTACGTTGCCGACTTCGGCCTTGCCGGTGCTATGAACAACGGTGAGGTAGAAGCCGGTCCGGGCAATGCCCTTATCATGATGATTCCCGATACTACCCGCCTGAACGTGACCGCCACCACCGCCGACAGTTCTCTGAACAACATGGCGCTTCCCGTGGGTGGCGTCCTCGGTGGGAACGGCGTTGTGGAGACCATGACTGCCATTACCGCTACCGGCGCGTCCCTCGCTCTTGCGAACGCGGTTGCTCCGCTCGGCGGAGAGAACGGTGCTGTGTGCTATGTCATCACATCTTCCGGCGCTGACCGTGATGCGGTCGAAGCTCAGAGCGGCGTGGCCCACGCCGTTGAGGGTGGCACGATTCAGGACTTCGAGGCCGTGAACGGCAACACCTACTGCGTAAAGTATTTCTATGAGAACTCCTCTGCGCAGAAGCTCACCATCCCGGCCATGTTCAACGCCAAGGTGGTTCGCGCCCACTTCGCCGTGAACTGCTACGCGAAGAAGACCGGCACGGACGTTCTTTCGTCCAGCCTGTTCAAGATTCGCCACTACTACTTCCCGTACTACTACTTCACCAATCCGCTGGAAGACTCCCTGTCTCAGACGGCGACCGGCACGGTCAACCTCTCCGGCACTTGCCTGTCCTATCAGGAAGCGCTCGAAGCTGGCGTCTGCAACGTGGATAGCGCGGGTCTGTACGGTTGGGTAGTGGACGAGCCTGTTGGCGAAGACACCTCCACTTCCGCTGTTGACGGCATCTACTTCATCGGCCTCGGCGCTGGCGTCAGCCTCGTCAAGAGCACCACGATGGTTCTGCCTGTCAAGTACAGCGTGAACGGCATCCTCACCAACATCTCCGACTGGAGCAAGGTGACCTTCACCGCCGCGTCCGCCGTGGTCAGCTTCGCCGACTCCCATGACCCGGAGATGACCGCCGGTGGTTCCGCCGGTAACACCACCGTTACCGTGAGCGTGACCAACAGCCGGACGAACAAGACCTACACCGACACCATTCCCGTCACCGTTACCGCGTCGTAACGATGACATATATGCCCCGGCCCAAATCCGGGTCGGGGCATCCCTCTATGTATTTTCCAAAGTGCCATTTTAGATTTGCCTTATGGCACTTTGTAAAGGATATAGAAAGGCGGGGCAACGATGAGCCTGCTTACAGAATTTGACAGTGCGATTACAAAAATAGACGTCGCCTGCATGGCCGCGGTAGAGGGCGGAATAAGAGACGCCCTGCTCAAAAAGATAGAAGAAAAAGCCAAAGACAATGTTTATTCTTACGGGGCGTCGGCAAGAGCAATGGCTGAACGTCGCGGAACCATCGGGACGAAGGGCGTCATGGAAATAGAGGCAGGCGGTGGAGCCGGAGAATTTTGGCTTGTTGTTACCAACAGGGCTTTCACCCAAAATCCTGCTCCAGCTGAAGAGTCGGACATTGTAGAAGAGGGCTATGCGAACTACAACCAACCGGGCCCGCGACTTTTCATGCAGGTAGCGGCGGACGAGCTCATGGAAAGCGGAGAAGTTGACGCAATTCTTCAACAATACCTCTCAATGTATGGACTATAAAGGCGGTGGGTAAATGGCGGCTGAAGCACGAGTAGACGTTAAAGTCGGCGGAACTGAAAAATTACCCCTTATACGGAGGGAAATTTCTGAGTTTGAAGCTGTACTTAGAAAAATAGCGTCAAAAAAATACCAGCTACAAGTTGAAGCCGCAGGAACGGAAATTGCGGCTAAAAATCTTGCCTATCTGACGTCTTCTGCCGCAAAGTACGACGCGCAACTTAAAGCGTCTGAAGCATCCGCAAAAAGATTTGCCAACGCCCTGCAATCACAAATGCAGGCGGAGCAAAACGCGGCAAAGGCAAGAGAAGGGCTCGCGTCCTCGCTGAACGGATACGACCAAGCTCTCAAAAAATCTGAGGCGGCGGCAAAGTCGTTTTCAGCGGCACTGCGTCAACAGATGCAGGCCGAAATGGAATACTACAACGCCCGGAGGGATATGGCGTCGTCTATGACCGTCATAGACCGGGCAATCCAAGCGAACGAAAAGGCCGCGGCGAATTTCTCAAACGCGCTCCAAGCGCGAATGACAAAAATACAAACCGCGGAACAGGTATGGGCTTCGGAACAAGCGGCCGCGCAGAGGTCCGTAGACGGGATGATGGCGGCGCAGTCCGCAATCCAAGGCACTGGGAGTGCCGCCGCCGCTACCGCTAAGGAACTTTACGCCGTTAAAGTAGCGCTCGGCACATTAGTGTCTCATGCTGTTATGCTTGCGATTCGCAAGATGACGCAGGCGGTACGCGAGGCACTTTCGGAGATGAAAAACGTTGACACGGAGTTGACGAACATCTCCAAGGTCAGCGGAAAGACCGGCAAAGAGCTTGAGGCAATTGGGGACGCCGCCTATGAGACGGCCACAAAGTACGGCGTTGCCGCCTCTGAATATCTGCAAGCTGTCTACGCCATGCAAAAAGCAGGCATGGGGGACAACTCTGAGGCGATGGGCGAACTCGCCGTCAAGACCATGCTCGTCGGCGATACCACGCAAGATGTTGCTACCAAGTTTCTGCTTGCTACCAACGCGGCATGGAAACTTGAGGGCAACATGGAACGCCTTGGTCAGATAGTTGATGAGGCGGACTATATCAACAACAACTATGCGACCAGCCTTGATAAGCTGGCCGCCGGTATGCCCATCGTTGCGTCCGTTGCCGAGAACGCGGGGATGTCCGCCGAGGAAACAATGGCGGCCCTCGGTACAATCACCGCCGCGACCCAAGAGTCAGGAACTAAGGCCGCCACTGCGTTACGCGCGCTCATCCTCAATATCTCCAAGGAAGTCGGAACCTTCATCACCGATGAGGGAGAAGAATTCAAAATTACTGAGGAGAGCATCAAGACCGTACAGGGCCTGCTTGAAAAGTATGCCAAGGCTGAGGTAGACGCCGCAAAAGCGTCGGGCGAACTGCTCGACCCGATGACCGCCATCCGCGCCCTATTCAAGGGCATGGCGGAAGATGACCTCAGTGACGTAGAGCTTTTCAATCTGCTGTCCGGCATGGGTGGTAAGCTCAGAACCAACCAGCTGACTGCGTTGGTAAAGAACTTTGAAACCCTGTACACGGACATGATGGGCAATATCGCAGACGCCGCAGGAACGGCGGACAGCGAGATTGACCTGATGATGAACTCTTGGGAGAAGAAATCCCAAGTTCTCAAGAATACATGGACTAAGCTCATCGCGGACATCCTTGACTCTAATACAGTAAAAGGCGCTCTTGACACGCTCACGGGAGTTCTTGACAAGACCGATGAACTCGTTCAAAAGCTCCAAGACCCGTTCTACGAAGTAGGCAAAACGGGAGACAAGATAGCGGAGCTACAAGGCGAGATTGACCTGCTCATCAAAAAAATGGCAAGCGGTGAGCTTACCAAGGCAGACGAAACTAGACTTTCCATTTTAAAGGAACAGCTAGAGGTCCTCCGTCTTCAGCAAAAAGCAGAAGACGAGATGGCATACAAGAAACTCCAAGAGCAACTCACAAAGCGCAACACCTTTACTGGCTTGAGCCTTGATGACCAAAACATGGCGGCGTTGAAAACCGACGCGGCAAAGGCCGGGGCAGATTTCACTGGTGACGTAGAGAAATACAGAGAAAATCTCGCCGGTGTTGTTAAGCAATACCAAGAATACTATGACAACGTAATCAAAGTCAGGGACGCAGGGGTAAGCCTAACAGATAGCCAAAAGACGTTCATTAAAGACTTTGAAACAATCCGTTCCGTTGCCGGTAATACAAGCCTCAGCCTAGGAGAACTGGTAGACGGGTTCTACGAGATAGTAGATGCTCAGGGCAATGTACTCGCCCGCGTTGAAAAAACAAAAACCATCGCCGATGTTTTCGAGGAGTTGCGGCAACGTCAGGTAGAATTAAACGAGGCACAGGCGGCCTTCGATAATGAAACCGACGTCGATAAAAAAACAGAGGCTTACTTAAAACTTCAAGACGCGCAAAAAGCATATGACGATGCTCTAAAGGCGGCAACCGATAAAACCGACGGCATGGTCATGAGCGAGTACGACGCTACGGAGGCCGCCGGTGAAACAGCAAGCGCGGCGGCAGAAATAGCACCAAAGGTTGACACCGCGACAGAATCTGCCAACAAATTGGCGGCGGCCTTTTCACTCGCGGCGGCGGCGGCAAGTGGGATAAGCATCTCGCTTCCGGCAATGGACCATCAAGCGTCGGGAACACGGAACGCCCCCGGCGGCCCAACCCTCGTAAACGAACTTGGACCTGAGATAATTTCTGACAGGGGACGCGCCTATATCGCCAACGGAGGGCGTCCCGGAATCGTAAACCTGTCCCGCGGCGCTGTTGTTCTTAACGCACAGGAAACACAGGACGCGCTCAATGGGGGAGGAAACGGCAGAAGTATCCCTGCATTCGCGACTGGAACGAACGTCCTCGGTGGGGACACATCGAGAAAGCCGTTCAACTTTGCACTTACCGCCACTGGAAACAGCGTACATCTAGTCGGGACGTATAAGGACCCCACAAACCCGCTGGATTTAAGGCTTAATGGCCCGACAAGAACAACCACCAAAAAAGGAACGGACACAGTAATCTCGACTGTGAAGAAGTCGGGGAAAAAGTCGGGCGGAGGTTCAGGCTCCGGCGGCGGTGGTGGCGGTTCTACCGAGAAATCGGTTGAAACCCTCGCCAAAGAGACGAAGGACATCCTGTCCAACATAGAGAAGCAGGCGAAACTGGCCGACAACCGCAAGCAGTACGACAAGGAAGCCGAACTGTGGGAGAAGGGCCAAAAAGAGATTGACAAGATGGTCGCCCAGTATAAGAAAGCTGGGTACAAAGAGACCGATGATGAAGTCCTCGACCTGCTGAACAAGCGATACGACTACGAAAAGAAAAAGGAAGCCGCCAGTAAGAAATCCATAGAGGAAGCGGCGGGCGAACTCAAGGACAAACTCAGCAACCTCGACAAGCAGGCGAAGCTGGCAGATACCAACGGCGATTATAAGAAAGAAGTCCAGTTCTATGAGCAGGCGCAGGAAGCCATCAAGGAGATGGTGGACAAGTATCGCAAGGCGGGGTATAAGGATGACTCCGATGAGATAGTAGACCTGCTCCAAAAGAACGTAGACTACGCCGAGAAACAGGTCAAGGTCTATAAGGACAGATGGAACGACCTTATCGACGCTCTTGAAGCCGACACAGAGGCTCAGGAAGCGGCGAACGCCTTGGCGGAGAAAGAGCAGGCTCTTGCGGACGCACGTCAGGCGCTTGAGAACGCCACAAAACAGCGGACGGTGCGGACGTATAACGCCGCTACCGGGCAATGGGAATGGGTAGCCGACCAGTCCAAGATAAAGACTGCCCAAGAGAGTCTGACAAAGGCAGAGGAGAACTACTCCAAAGAGGTCAAAGACCAAGCGATATCCGAACTGGAGCATCTCCGAGATACGATGGCCGACCTGAACAACGTCGTACTCGGCCCCGCCCTGTCCGCCATCATGTCGCAGGCTGAATCGTCCGACACATTCCAAAACTTTGCCCGCGCCCTGAACGCCGTATATGGCGTTGGTACATACCTGTCCTCCACGGCGGGGTCTTCCAAGGTGCTGAGTACGGCGGACAGCCATGACACCATCTACACGTTTGGAAACGTCACGCTGACCGAAGAGGAAGCGTCCTCCATGAGCGTGGCGCAACTGGCGCAGAGACTGCAAGTGCTGAAGATATCGTAAGGGAGGAAGTCCATGTTAAGCGAAGCCCAAAGATTTTGGGACGCCATTGTGGGGAAAGTCCGTCAGGTAGCGCAGGAGACCTCACAGAACGCTTTCCGCTGTGAAAGGTACGAGGTCACCACCGCGCCGAACGGCTCCAAGATGGGCGTTACACTGCCGCTGGGAACAAAGGAAATCTTCCTCCCATACTCCTCCGAGGTGGAAGAAGCCACGGTAGGCAGTCAGGTGCTCGTGGTATGGTGGGGCAGTATGTCGAACGCAAAGGTATATTACTACGCTAATGGATACCGTGGCGTAAGCGGAACACTGGCCACAATGCCGATAGGATATATCTATATTAGCACGGCAAGCACAAACCCCGGAACGTTATTCGGCGGAACGTGGTCGCCCATAGGAGAGGGGCGGGTGCTCCTCTCCGCAGGAACGACCTACACGGCGGGAAGCACCGGCGGTGCTACAACGCACAAACATACAACGGGCGGACATACGCTGACCACAAGCGAAATCCCATCGCACCAGCACGGAACAAACAGCGACTCCCATACCACATTCGTTCTTGCGCGTGGCGGCGATACCCATGCGGTAGAACGCAAGGGCTTTCAGACAGGCAGTACGAACTACGCCTACGCCAATACCCTATCAACGGACGGTAACCTCTCTCGTCTAGGACTCACGGGTTCCACTGGCGGCGGCGGTTCACACAGCCACGGTGACACGGGTAGCGGTTCCACTATGCAACCGTACTTGGCCGTCTATATGTGGGAACGAATCGCATAATGTGAGGTGAAAGTATTTGCTCTATCAACCCTCAAACATAACCCCCGATGAACTAAACGGAACTGGAACGGTCGATATGACCGAGGACGTCGTGGTATCTTGGCTGGTCAATGGGACGTCGGCCATGACCGCATATGAGATTGCGTTCTATCAGAACAACGCCGCGTCTACAGCCGTATGGACAACCGGGAAGGTCACGCTCGTCACCCCGTTTTGGGGCACAACTTATGACGGAACGACAGAACCGTTCTCGGTCACCCTCAGTGGGCTTGCGGGATACGGCCTGTCTAACGGATATGAATACAAGATGCGCATCACGCAGTGGTGGAGCGCGAACGATTCGGTAACGCCATATACGGATTCAATCGTTGTCGCAAAAGCAAACCCGACCGTGACGATGGGGGCCGTTACCGACCCACTCGCGGGCAAAGAGGCCACATTTACCGCTACCTACTCTCAGGCGCAGGGAGACGGAATTAAGTGGGTGCGTTGGTGCATAGCCTACGCAGACGATAAAAACAATCCGTTTGTTGATACCGGGTACATATACGGAACCGGGCAACTCCAAGTCGGCTATGACGGTTTCCTTTCCGACAACTCCTACTCGGTAAACTGCACAGTAGAGTCCCAAAGCGGAGTGCAGGCTACAACTGGATGGGTAGACTTTGATGTTGAATACACGCTTGCGGCGGCGGCTGGCGGAGCAAACGCCTGCCAACTGGCAAACTCCTCTTCCGTGTGGGTCAACTGGGATATGGTTCAGTCGGCAGACGGATACTCCATCATGCGTCGGACGGTGGGAGATAACCGCCTTATAAAGATTGCCGACGTAGAGGCTACAGCAGGTCAGATTCGTGACTACTCGGCAAGGTCCGGGCAGACATACATCTACTACATATTCCCCGTAGGTGCTCTCGCTTACCTTACAGAGCCCATGATGACAGAACCAATTAAAGTCCAGTATTGGTACTGGAGCATCGTAGAGGCGGAGCCTGTAAGCGGAGAAAAAAATACATACTCTGTAATCGCCGCATATTACTTCAAATACAACGTTGCGGAGGGCCAATTTTCCAACAACAACAATCCGCAGATATCTCAGAACTTTACACGGTATCCTACTCGCCAAGGAACAACGGCGAACTACAAGACGGGAACGTTGGGCGGATATATCGGAACCATAGACCGCACTACGGTGGAGTATTCCGATACCATATCTCAGAGTGAAGCGCTGTTCGCGTTGTCCAATACGGAGAATGCCCTGTTTCTCCTCGACCCAAAGGGTCATTTCATGAGAATACACACGTCGGCGGCGACAACGCTGGCGATAGACCACAAGAGCAGGGTGATGCCTCAGAACGTCACGGTATCTTGGGTGGAGATGGGCAGTACCGACAACGTGCACCTCATCATGTACCCCGGCGGAGACTTCTACCCTGTTGACAGAGTTATCCTCACTACGCTTTCCCTCAATCCTACCACGGGCAAGCTTACGTGGACTACGCCCGACGATTACGAGGGAACAGGCTCGGTGCTGAGTATGAACGCGGACGGAACGCTCGTTCAGACAGCCAGCGGTTCTTACAACGCCGCAACCATGACGCTCAACAACAGCACGGGCATCGTGACAGCTACGCTCCCTGACTCGTAAGGGGGTGCAGATATGTCGTCTCAATATCAGCAGTATCTGACTCAACTGAGAGCGGAATTCACAAAAATCGCTCGGCTTGAATTCCTCAATTCCGATGGGACGGTGGCGTATGTTTTAGATAACAACGCCACCAACCGAAGGTCGGGGGCGTTTCTACAGTCGGGGACAATATCCTGCAACAAGAACAACGGCAAACGCCGTCAGGCATCCGTCACACTCGTCAACCTTGACGATGAGTATGAGTACGCCGTCAACCACATTTGGTTTGGACAGCAGATTCGCTTGTCCGAGGGAATCATCCTCGATGACGGTACTGAGTATTATATCCCGCAAGGCGTGTTCGTGATAGAGAATCCGCAGGAATCCCTGAAGCCCGGTCAGAAGACCGTGACCTACAACCTCGTGGACAAGTGGGCGAACATAGACGGTTCGCTCGGCGGAAACCTTGAGGACGTACATCAGGTACTGGCGGGAACGAACATCTTCGACGCTATGTCAGCCTTGCTCAAGGATGACAAGTACGGCAACAACAATGTCTTCGGCGGGGCTGTAGACGGATATCTCACGGCGGACGGAACACTCGCTCAGAATGAGAACGAGTGGATGACGTCGGGATATATCGAGGTGGTGGCGGGTGTCACCTACACCTACACCGAGCATCCGACCACATCGAACTACGGTAGCCGTTATATGTTCTTCTCGGACGCCGAGGAGAGCAGTTATATCGGAACATATAGTTCGAGCAGTTCCGCAACGTTCAACGTGACAGCGCCGAGCGGAGCGAACTATATCCGCATCGGAAGCAGATATCTTCAGAACGGCGGATGGGCGGAATTCCGCAGAGCAGGCACGGTCACACCGATAGACCCAGTTGCGCCTCTGTTCACTGACTACTACAACGGCAGGACGCAGACGCTGACGGACGGTTCCGTGGTGTCACTCATCGAAGCACCGCACGATTTCCTCTCGGAAAGCACGGGAACGATGGCGGACGTACTCCTCGGTCTGAATGACATGATAGCCGGGGACATCGGATATAACGCCGTAGGACGGCTCGTAGTCAATCCATCTCAGGACGATATCCTCGATACGGATAAGCCTATCATGTGGCAGTTCACCGAAGAGGACAAGACATTCCTCGGAGCGGACTACAGCCCCAAGCCCACGGATGTTTACAATGACGTCATCGTGGTAGGGGCCACATCGGACACCAACGAAACCGCACGTGGGCGGGCGCAGAACAGAGACCCATCCTCTGCCACATGTATCAGTCGAATCGGGATGAAGACCATTCGGATTGAAATGCCGAACTACTACTCGGACCAAATGTGTCAGGACTACGCAGACTGGCAGTTGAAAAGATACTCGGTGCTGTCCAAGGAGGTCACGATTTCCTGCACACAGCTTTTCCACATAGTTGAAAACGAACTCATCACAGTGCAGAGAACGGACAAAGTGGGAGGCCCAATCGAGCGCCATCTCGTAACAGGCTTTTCAAGACCGATTGGACAGACTGGAGCAATGACAATAAATTGCGTAAGCGTTAATGATATTCCGCTCTCTTTCACTGAAGATACAAACGTTCGATTTTGGTGGAAGAACAACGAAATCAACAATGCCGAGGGTTACGCATAAATAAGGGGGGAAAGACAGTTTGAAAGACACGATACTTGCCGGAACCGGGAACAGCCGATACCTTAAAACGAGCTTGTCCGACACAACGACATGGGCTCAAGCCCTCGAAATGCTCCGCGCCGGAACGTTCCCGATAGACCTCGCCGGTATCAACATGAGCGGAATCGTCCAGCTTGGCACAGCACTGACATCGGACACGCTCCTCAAGTCGGCCGTAATAACAGCGCTGAACTTGGACGAGAACGCAACGCCGAGCGACGCATGGGAAGCGGTCATTGCGCTCATCGCCGCGAAGCAAGACGAACTTACCTTCGACAGTTCGCCTACGCAAGGTAGCCAAAACCCGGTCAGAAGCGGCGGCGTATACACTGCTCTCGCCGGGAAACAGGACACACTGGTATTTGACACCGAGCCTACGGCCGGAAGCACAAACCCTGTGACGTCGGGCGGCATTGCGGACGCTATCGCGGGGGCAAAGACTACGATGGCTACGCTGACCATCCCGTCTAACGCTTGGACGGCGAACGAGCCTCACACAGCAAGCGTAACGGTAACGGGATACAACGTAACGATAAATACGAGGATAGACGTCGCCTGCAACTACGCAACAATGAACTCGCTCGCTATTGCGGGAGTCTCTGCCCTCTATGTTGAAAACGACAACGGAACGCTTACGGCCTACGCAATCGGGGCGGCCCCGAGTTCTTCTATTACAGTGAACGCCCTGATATACGAAACGAATTCAATATGAAGAGGTGATAGACCAAGATGCCCAATTTTGGAAACCCAATCGTACCCAGTCCGAATATGCTCCCGTCGGTTGCAGATACGTTCGTTGTTGGCGTTCTGTACGAGCCGGGAGACTATGCGTGGCACGACGGAAAACTGTACCGTTTCACCGCCACACATAATGGAGAATGGACCGGGAACGATGTCGAGCAGGTCAAACTATCAAACGAGGTGGGCCAACTTCAGAAAGATGTTTTGGGAATCAACGCGGATATGTTTGACCTCGGCGCTGACCTTGAGTTCGACTCCGAAACCAGTATGCTCTACCTTCTCAACAGCGAGGGCGAGCGTATCAGCGACGGCATAGTCATCTCCGGCGGCGGAGGCGGCGGAGGCGGCGGAGGAAACAACGCCATCCTCACCGTGACCAACACAACCGGGTGGCTGTCTAAGACAGTAAGCCTTGGACAACCGTGCGTACTGAGTTTCACATGGTCTTCCTTGGAAGACGACATCCCCACCGGCGACGGCGTAATGACAATAAGAGTCGGCGGCGTCGTGAAGAGAGTACAGGACGTCGCGCAGGGAGCGGTGTCCGTTGACGTAGGCGCTTTCCTCGCCACGGGCTCTAACAAGGTGCGCGTCAGCTTTTCGGACGTATACGAGAACACCAAGTCCATCAACTTCACCATTGACGCGGTGGTTCTCACCATTACCAGCACGTTCGACACTTCCGGCACATTCCCCGCCGGAGAAACCGTAACATACACCTACACGCCCGTTGGCAACGTGGAGAAAATCGTCCACTTTATCGTGGACGGCACAGAGGTAGGAACTCAGACCGTAACGGTATCCGGCAGACAGCAATCCTACTCTCTCCCTGCAATGAATCACAACGCGCACAGCCTGCTCGTATATTTCGTAGCGACCATAGACGGAGAGGACGTGCGCTCCAACGAGCTGTACTACTCCATGATTGTGGTCAACCCCGAGTCCCACGTTCCCATCATCTCCAGCACGTTCACCCGGACTACCGCGGAGCAGTACGAGACCATCGCAATCCCCTACCGCGTGTACAGCCCCGACACGCTGACGTCCTCAATCTCCCTTTGGGTAGGAGAAACCAAAATCTCCGACCTCACCGTGGACAGAACGGAACAGACATGGAGCTACCGCTTCAACGATATGGGCAACTACACGCTCTCTATCGTATGTGGCGGAGTGATGCGCATCTTCACGCTGACAGTAACGGAATCCTCCATCGACATCGAGCCTGTTACCCAAGACCTCGCCCTGTTCCTCACAAGCGCGGGCCGCTCCAACTCCGAGCTGAACCCCGGCGTGTGGGAAGATACTGACAATCATATCTCCTGCACGATGACCGGCTTCAACTTTGTGTCGGACGGATGGGTTCTAGACTCCGACGGCGTGACCGTACTGCGCGTCAGCGGAGACGCTCGCGTGACCATTCCCTACAAGGCGTTCGCAACAGACTTCCGCTCCACGGGCAAGACGATTGAGCTTGAGTTCGCCACGCGTAACGTGCTGGACTACGACGCATCGGTCATCTCCTGCATGAGCGGTGGACGCGGATTCCAGCTGACCGCTCAGAAGGCCACAATGTCCTCAGAGCAGTCGGAAATCTACACGCAGTACAAAGAGGACGAGCATGTCCGCATCTCGTTCGTAGTGGACAAGAGAGCGGAGGACCGCCTGCTCCTCATCTACATCAATGGCATCATGTCGGGCGTTATCCAGTACCCCGATGACGATGACTTCTCTCAGGCTACTCCCGTGAATATCTCCATTGGGAGCAATGACTGCATGACCGATGTTTACAACATCAGGGTCTATGACAACAACCTGACCCGTTATCAGATTCTTGAGAACTGGATTGCCGACACTCAGAGCATTGACCTGATGCTTGAGCGGTATCAGCACAACAACGTATACGACGACTACGGTCAGATTACCATCGACCATCTGCCGTCTGACCTTCCCTACTTGGTCATCTCCTGCCCCGAACTTCCCCAGTACAAGGGAGACAAGAAGACCATCTCCGGGTACTACATCGACCCGCAGAACGGGGCGAACTCGTTCAACTACAGCGGAGCGCAGGCTGACGTTCAGGGTACATCTTCTCAGTACTATCCGAGAAAGAACTACAAAATCAAGTTCAACGGCGGGTTCGAGATGCTGTCCACCGGCGAGACCGTATCCAAGTACAAGATGCGGCCCACGTCAATCGCTACGAAGACGTTCACGTTCAAAGCGGACGTTGCCTCCTCAGAGGGCGCGAACAACGTAGAACTGGCTCGCCTGTACAATGACGCAAGCATCTACCGCACTCCGCCGCAGGAGGTAAACCCCAATGTGCGTCAGGGAATCGACGGCTTCCCCATCGTAATCTTTTGGGATGACGGAGACACTCTTTCCTTTATCGGAAAGTACAACTTCAACAACGACAAGGGGACAGAGGAGGTCTTCGGCTTTGCCGAGGGCGATGAGTCTTGGGAAATCAAGAACAACACGTCCTCCCGCGTACTGTGGCAGTCTGATGACTTCAGTGGTGACGACTGGCTGAACGACTTCGAGGGAAGATACCCCGATGAGTACGACAACCCGACGAACCTCGCGGCGCTTTCCTCTTGGATTGTATCTACCGACCAAGACCAAGCCACGGGCAACGCCCTTCCCACCCCGTACGTGGACGTTGACGGCGTAACACATAACATTGACAACGCCGCCTATCGACTGGCAAAATTTAAGACGGAGCTGGAGGACCATCTCGATAAGGACTCTGCCCTGTTCTACTATCTGTTCACAGAGCTGTTCCTCATGGTGGACTCCCGCGCCAAGAACGCGTTCCCGTCTTTCTTTGACAATGACCCTTGGTGCTGGCTCCCCTACGACTTCGATACCGCTATCGGTACGAACAACGAGGGCGCGCTTGTGTTCAGCTACAACCTTGAGGACACCGATACGCTTCCCGGCGGAGCCAAGGTCTTCAATGGTCAGGACTCCGTCATGTGGGTAAACCTCCGCGAGGCATTCCCCGATGACCTTCAGGCCATGTACAGAACACTCCGCTCCACCGGCGTCATCTCCTACTCCTTGGTAGAACAGGCGTTTGAGACGCACCAGCACAAGTGGCCCGAGGCCATCTTCAACGAGGACTCGTGGTTCAAGTACATCGACCCGCTGTTGGAAGACGGAACGGCGTCGTACCTCGCAATGGCACAGGGCAGTAAGGAGGAGCAGAGAAAGTGGTGGCTGTATAACCGCTTCCGCTACATCGACTCAAAGTATAATGCCGGTGACGCACTGAGCGACCTCATTCAGGTTCGTGGCTACGCCAAGGCGGACATCACCGTGACCCCATACGCCGACATCTACCCCACGGTAAAGTACGGCTCTTATCTCGTATCCGAGCGGGGCGAGCGGAACGTTCCGACCACGTTGGCCAATCCTCTGACCGAGGTAAACGACACGGAAATCTACATCTACAGCGCGTCCCAGCTGGCGTCCGTGGGAGACTTGAGCGGACTGAAAGTCGGCTTCGCTGACTTCTCTATGGCTACCAAGCTCCAAAGCATCAAGGTCGGTGACAGCAATGTGCTGTACGAGAATCCCAACCTGACCGAACTGTACGTAGGCAACAACCCCCTGCTCAACAGCGTTGACGCCCGGAACTGCTCCGGGCTGACTCAGGCGGTTGACCTTTCCGGGGCCGTGAACATCGAGTACGTGTATTTCAGCGGAACGAACATCACGTCCTGCTCTCTGCCGAACGGCGGCATCCTGAAGACGTTGGTGCTTCCTGACTCCGTTGCGAACCTCACGGTACGCAACCAACCGGCGCTCACCACGTTCTCTATGGACGATTACAGCAACATCACCACGCTCCGCGTAGAGAACACGCCGAACGTTCCCGTGTGGGACATCATTGGTGACATCGCGGCGAACAGCCGTGTGCGTATCATCGGGTTCACGATGACGGTCAGCACTACCACGCAGGTCGAGGATTTCTACGATTACCTTGATGAGTACGCCTCAGTGATGCGCGGACTCGACGAGAACGGCAATACTCTTGACCACGCGGTCATCAGCGGAACGATTACCGGCCTAAACAGCATCACGGGCGCGTGGCTTGCCGAAATGACGGCACGGTATCCCGACATTACCATCACCTATGAGCACATCACCAGCAACCTGTATTACTACAGTTGGGATGGCAATACCCTGCTCTATACCGAGGCTATCAACGACGGCGGCGACGGCACGTGGAACGGGGCTCCTACTCGAACCAGTACAGCGCAGTATGACTACACGTTCATAGGATGGTCGAGATACACAGACCAGTATGTGGCAGACCCAACGGCCACGAAAAATGTTTCGGCAGACAGAAGCGTATACGCGGCGTACTCCACGAGCATAAGAACCTATACTGTGTATTTCAAAAACGGGAACACCACGCTTCAAACCGTTAACAATGTGCCATACGGTGGCACGGCGACATATACCGGGCCGACCCCTGTTCCGTCAGACCCTGACAACTACGAGTTCGCCGGATTCAACCCCGACGGGACAAATATCCAAGGCGATACAACCTGCTATGCAACGTTCCGCTACACTGGAATAATCACTAGGAAGTTCCTTATGCGAACGAATATATCCGCCTATGAGACCTCTGATGTCTCTTGTATAGGAGAGTATGCATTTGGAGGTTATACTAATTATTTAGAAGAAGTATCGTTCCCTGAATGCATAACAATCTCAGACTATGCGTTTTGTAGTTGTGGACGG